TAACAACGCCACCGATCTCCCAAAGTCAGAAGCCATATCATACAAATGGTTATTCGCTAAAGCTACCGTATATACATCAGAATCAGAAGTAGCAATAGCAGTAAACCCAACATCGTCTTCAGCCCTGTTCCTAACGATAATATTTTCATTACTGACTTCAGTTTCCACAACAGTGGTGCCGAACGAAGTAACAATTGCAGTTGCCAGAGCCGTAGCTGATGTATCGTTATCAGTCGCATTTGTCCAAGCTACCCCTTCAGTTAATACCGTATTCGTACCATTACGGGTAAAGGTTATTGTATCAGAAGTTGAAGTATAATCATCTACTGAAATAGTAACATTTTGTGATGTCCTAAATTTTCGCTCTGTGTATAAAGAATACCAATTTGTTTTAGTGTAAACAGTATTAAGAGCTTCGTTAATCTTATCAGTTACAATAGCTGCATGTCCAGTAGGAGAGACAACCGTAGCTACCTCAGATTGATTAACATATCTTAAAACTTTATTTGTTAGATCTAAAAAACTAGTTTTGGCCATTTGTTAATCTCCGAACTTCCTGTTTCAGCTCTTCAAGATAGTCCTGTTGCCTCTTTCTAGCTATTTGTTGAGGCATAGGAATACGTCCCTCATTTCTCTTTAGTTGATCTAAAACAATTTGTTTACGTTCCCCTTCTGCTATCTTTCGTCTCAATGTAGCCAATTCCTCTCTAGTTCCTTCTCTAGTTCCAACCTTTTGTGACCTTTTTGGTGGAGATTCTGGCTTAGATTTCCTTGGTGGCTGTGTTGTAGCTGGCTTAGATTTCATTTTATTCTTCATCTTTTTTCTAATAGCCGTGACTAGGCCCTTTACGCCAAGCCCAGCTCCAGAAAGCAAACCTGCCCCCTCTGCTAAGTTAACCGGAGTAGTTAATCCCTCTCCTAAAAATCTCATGAAACCACTAACATGGTCAGGATCAGGGCCCCCCTGTTGGGGATAATTAGCTCTATCTAAGGTTAATGGATTAGTAACAGCATCGAACCCAGCTACTGTCTCATCAGGAACACGCCCAACCATATCATAATAACTAGCCACATGGGAATTTAATCCTTGTTGGATTTCTTCAGGACTCATTCCTGAGAACTCCCCTCCTGGTCGGCTTATATCAGGAAACAAAGTTTGTATTGGACTAAATACTTTTTCTGCCCCGCCAAGTACAGATAAAGCCGCATCCATACCACCATACATTGCATCATCTAAAGTCATAGACCTAAACTTATCAGCAGATTGTTCAGCTTGAGATGCCGGAAATATACCACCAGCTTGACCAGTTCGATCCATTGCAGACTGATCAGCTATCCTTTGTTGAACATGAGCTGGTAAATTTTGAAATTGTTGCATGCTATTTTCGTTTAGATTAACTGGCATACATCCCCTTTATGTGGTAAGTGATTGAATCATTTACCATATTTCTAATCTCTTCAAATACCCCCGAGATACGGTTAGAGGAAGGATTAACCCTCACTCTAACCATATCCCTCAGCCACGACGCGGTTAATCTCAAGACGTAAGTATAAAACTTAGAGTTGGATTGCCGGAGTCCATGAGCTATCCTACCTACTCGTCTCAAGCCATCACCGGGGGTTAAAATTGTCTGTTCCTATTTGCTAGTAAACTTAATAATTGAACAACCCCTGGAGTATTATTAACAAGTCCTCCTCGTGCTCCACCACCACCACCACCAAAACCTCTACTTAAGCTTCCTGCACCAATATTCTCTCCAGTAGCCGTAGAGAAAGCTCCTCGATTCGCTTTCATCCTTTGCAACAACTGGGCTAAATACCCGCCTTGCCCTTGAGGACCTCCAGCTGGCTGTTCCCCACCCATCATATCTAGATGAGTTACTCCAGTATTCTGGGGATTCTGTACAGAACCACCAAACTGTCCACTATTTCCACCACCCAAAAGATCAGCCCATGTCATTGCCATTGTATAAATCCTCTAAATTAGTGCAAGTTCCTCTCCCTATCTCTAAAGAGAGGAACTTACGAAGGTTAATCAGCCGAAGGTTAATCAGCTAAACCATTATTCACAAATGGTCTGTGAATCTCCATTTCAGCTAGTCCAGAAGATGGAGTACCAATGGCTGCAGCACCTTTAGCATTCTGCACTCTATCCCCAGAAACAACAGCATCATCTATAGAACCAGCAGTAGAAGTTCCATAAACATTACCATTATCAGCAAAGCCAGATAAAACCTTACCAACAGCTTTACCATCAATCTGATACCATCCATAGCTACTAGCTACATTTATGGACATGGCTACCGCCACAGGTCCGATAGCATCAGCAACTAGAAGAGCGGTGGAATAATCGTCAGCAGCATAAGTAACCCAACTTCCAACAACTGTAGAAGCTACACCTTGCAGGTAGATAAAAGTACCTGTCAGGTAAGTTGAGTCCCATGCCTGTACGATATGTCCCAGAGGATGTTCTTGAGAAGTACTAGTATCAGCGAACTTTTGAGTTCCATGAATTATAGTATCAACTTGTTTAAAAGCCATGATTCATCCTCCTTTCTTAGCTAATAGATGTCAAATAACCAAGTCGGCGTCGGTTATTCGTCGTTGTTTGCCCCATGAATAGAATCTTAGTCATACTAACATCCTGACCGATTGGGGTTTGGAATCCAGCAGCATCCATTGTGAAATCAGCTTCAGAATGGACAACCCACTTCAAATGCCTAGGATCCAAGAAATACATAGCTCCAGACGTACAACGATTATCAAATATTACCGGAACTTCATTAAAGGTAACATTTAAAAATCCAGCATCCATCACCATGGTATTTGTATACCGTTTCTGTGCTTGCTGATCTGCATTATACAGTTCATAGACAGTCGGGGTAGTGAAGATTATACGAGGAAAGCCCCCTTGAATACGAAGTTGGTTATACATATTATCCATCTTCGTTACACCAGCACTTGAAAAGGTAATGGTGTTTGTAACAGGAGACAACCAAGTTGAACCGATGTCTGAAACGCTTAGTCCACCAGAGTCTAGTGAATTAGAAACATGCAATGGCATACCATTGATGTTCTTACCACCATTCCCTACTGTACTTGCCCACAGATCAGTACTCAACCTTTGAGAGAGAGAACTTTCAAGTTGCGTAGTCTTCGCTCCTAATAGGTTAATTAAAGCATGCTTACCACGATTTGATCTCTTTTCAAGCCCTGTGATTCCCACAGTACCCGAATATTGAGACCAAGTGTACTTCGCATTTGTCATACCATCTTGAAGCGTGGTGTCAATAGCCTCAGCGCCAGAGTATGAATTTACTGTACTATTAGCTTCATACAAAATTGGCTCTAGAATAGATTCACCACCTGAGAGGACTCGCTTAGCGGAACCATCCCGCCCTGTAGCCTTCCCAAGCTTCCCATTCATCCATGACAAAAGTGGCTCTTCAATGAAAATATTATCTTGAAGAGTTGGTATATACTCTTGCAAAGTAGTCGTGAGTAAGGCATTATAAGTACGTGACTCTGTACGAAAATCTGCCATTTAACTACTCCTATTTACGGTTACGCCCACGGAAAGCCGCCTTTCTATCCGCGATCTTCATAGCATCGAACATAGTTTTCGGCTTATTAAACGAGGGCTGATTTGGCTCCATCTGACCACCAGCTGGAGACCCTGTTGACTTACTTCTTTTCCTATTAGTCTTAGCTTGGTACTCATTGAGGTAATAACTCTCAGCTTTCCCGTCCTCTCGTAAAGATTTATGAAACAAATCTTCCATAACTTGGTAAGTAGGATTATCCAGCTGCTCCTTAGGAAGGCTTCTTGCTAACTTTTCAATCGTTTCCAACTGATCAGTAAACTGCTCCCCAAAATTAGTAAGCAGGTCATCTGCGATAGTATCCAAGTTGCCCTGACGGACCTGATCAGAGAGAGGATCAATTTTGTATTTCATTAGCTTTTGTAGTTCACCACGAAGTTCAGTATGAACAGTCTGCTTAACTAAATCAAGAGCTTCCTTTTGATCTCCGGTAAGTTTAGACTCATCAATACCAGGTATAGTCTGTCCCGCCTTCTTCATTGCTAATGAACGAAATTCTGGATCTGTTTGTATATAGGACAATGCCTCTACAACCTTATCGAGACCTCCTAGGGGTGCGAGACGGTCCTCCATCTCCTGTAAATTCCCTTCCAGCTCGGAAGCCTTACTTTGAGTCTTGGAATACATTGATTGCATTTCTCGATAAGACTTAGACTCTGGACTAAATTCGTCCTCTGAGGATTCTTCATCATAAAGTTCTTCCTCATCTTCTCCTTCATCCAGTTCTCCCTCTTCTTCTTCATCCGTGACGTCTTTTCCGAAATCATCAGGACTTCCGAATTCGTCGTCATCTTCCATAATTAAATTAGATGCTCTTGAAGCAGTTTTGGGTTCTGAATTTACATCTTCTTCATTTGCCATGTTAATCCTTTCTACTTAGCGTTTTCGAGATAATCGTTCGCTAATCTTCGTTTTTTCTCGTTCTCCCTTGTAATTAAGTGAGTTGTCGAGATGGTTTCATATGGAGAAAGTTCCTCCAGATTCTTTTCCTTCTTGATTAAACTTTCTGCTTTTTTACTAGATATGTATGCTCCTAAACCTGGGTTATAATAACCATAGACTTCAGGGGCTGATTTGCATGTTATTAAAGTAATACCAAAGGTTCCACAGAGTAAACAAGTAGATTCATCCTTCCTAGATACAGAAGTAAATGCTTCCCATTCATATTTACATTTAGGACACTTTAGGTCATATATTGGCATTATCGACTCGAGTTGACTCGCCAGTCTGCGTCAGGAAAAAATACATTTCCTTTGTTTAGTAAGGGTGGATTCACTCCTTGGCGTGGAAGTTCTCCTTCTGGACTTTTTGGGGCTAACTCAAGCATTTTCATTCGACGTCTCCGCATTATTGCCTTTCTCATTATCTCCATCATGTCAGGCCTGTTAGATTCAGCTACTTCACTACCTCTTTCAGGAACTATTGGATTACCGCTCTGAGCAGCTCGAATAGCCTCAATTATCTGTAACAATTGAGGTCTTTGTGGTCTAGGCATTATTTCCCACCATTCTTATCTTTATTCCTAGCTAACTCAAGAACTTTCATTACTAGATTATTATCCCTAGTCTTCTGGTCAGAATCAAATTTAACCTTAGCATCCTGAGTATCCGTTCCAGCTTTAATCTGTGCAACCCTCTCAGCTGTTTGGTTCTTAGCTTGAGTTTTCTGGAGGTCAGTTTGTGTCTTCAATTGAGGCTCAGCCATTTGCATTTGCATCTGTTGTTGCATCTTCTGTTGCTGCTCCTTCGCAACCTCTTGAGGATCTCTTAACAACCTCGACATCAAATGTGAGAATCCGAACTTTTCAAGTAATATCTTAGTCAATTCAACTCGGTTAATTAAAGGATTCTGCTGAGCCATACTCCCCAATGCCATAGCATCTTGTCTCTCAGTGCTCTCATTAGTATGACCAGTTGAACCTACTTTTATTTCAAAGAGGAAATCACCGGAGAGTAAGTCTTGATCTATCTTCATAAAAGGTAATTTCTCTTGAACTTCTCCACCTGTCACTTCCTGAGACCTCCCAGTTTTAAGCAAATCTGGATTGTTAATAGCTAAATCTGAGAACTGTGAAGGATCAAGGGGAATCTCTGTCTCTTCACTAACCTGTTGGGCTACTTTAGCAAGTTTAGTTAATACTTTAGATTCAAACCTTTCAACAGCTCGTGCCCTAAAGCTATGTTTAGCAGTTGATCCTTGGGATATTTTGTTAGCTTCTGCAGCTGTTTCTAATTTCTCTGCATTCCCAACCATAAATTGGTCAACTCCAACCTGCGCTAATATATCCCGTTTTAAGGTCTGAATAACAGCGTGTAGTTCACCAGCTCCAGGAGCTGTACTTAATAAAGTAGCAGCAGTTGAGGTATCCCCCTTTGTATACAACCAAGACCAAGCTGGCCCAGTAGCCCATTTCTCGACATCCTGCCCAGGAGGTAATTTCTTCTTATCTAATAAAAGCTTAACATTTGATTGAACATCTGCATGGTCTATTTGGAGGGATTCTAAGAAATTCAAAGCCTTCTGTTTACTCATATATAAACCAGTATCAGCTAAAGCATGACCTTTGATTGGGTTGTAGTTATACCAAAGAAAGTCAATTGGAAAACCATTCCCATTGTACTCTAAAGGCCATTCCCCATCATCTCTTAAAAACTTATCATGAGTTAAGACTAAGGTATAAAGACGTTGATTTTTCTTA